CGCGTTCAACTTTAATATTTTCAACTAAAACTGTTCCAACAAATGGGTCTGTAGAAGTTGTATCAATAGTGAAGTACATTCTATCAAAAATTGACGGGTCTGTTGCTGCGCTAGAATTAGCGGTTGCATATATTTTTGTCTTTTTACCAACTTGAGCATTTCTAGCTGTTGCGTATAGTAATATATTTCCACCTGGTGTTTTTCTATATGCCAATCTTAGACTGTTTAAGTCACCTTTATATCCTTCTAAAACAGTAACGTCTGCACTTAAAGTATATTGAGTACCTGGCAGTAACGCTGGGACACTTTTAATAGATGTTAAAAATTTCGCTCCCTCACTATCAGCAAAAGTGACTTTTAAACTGTTTCCAGAATCTTCTATTGTTATCTGTGAGTTTGGAGAAAAATCCTTAGCTTTTAAAACAGGCATTAAATTCGGATTCCCCGAATAATCATAGTCCCCGAAGTCGATGCTATTGGAGTACATCCTCTTCAGCATGCCGAGGTCGCCGATTTGCTGGTTCGTTTGATCAATACGGTCATTTGCCTTATCAATATTAGTATTGAGAGTTGCGACATCTTGATTGGCTTTCGTGATTTTGTCGTTTGTGTCTTTTAATTTCGCATCAATCTCTTGCTTTCCATCAGCTAGAATTTTTTCGATTTTATCGATTGTCTGGCTAAAACCATTGAAATAATAGTCTTTTAGTTCTGGTGTACTATCATCGATTGAACTGCGTTTGATGTCAAAAGTAAAACGACCAGCTGTATCTAACGAGCGGTCGTCTGGGAAATCAATATATACGCTACCTTCTACTTTACCGACATATCCTAAAATATTATCCTCTAACACAATAGAAACAATCCCATTCACACGATCTTCAATGGTGGCAAGATAGTCATGTTTTCCATATCCACCTTCTGCTGTTGCAGATCTAAATATCAGACGAATAGGAACCGTAGTTCCTTCTGGGAGACTCTGAGGAACGCCGTTTTTCCGAACTAACTTCATTCGAAGCTTAGCTGTTCCTCGATCATGCGACCAAAAAACAACATTCGTCTGAATTGGATTGATTGCTTCTGCTTGAATCACGATAATCGATTCATTAATTTTAAACATCTATATCCTCCTTTCTTAAATAATTGGTATTGGGTCATTCGTTACCCATGTACCTGAAATATAAGATGATCCATTTCCTGAGTATGCGACTACGCGACTAGCTTGTGTTAAGCCTGCCCTTGCGCCAGCAGGTTGGGTTTCATTGCGATATAAAGCCAGCGGATGGTAAGCAGGATAACTTTGATCACGTTGAAATCCAGCGGGAACCAAAATAACATTTCTTGTGTTAGAAGCATCAGAAGGATAATTATTGCATTCATACTTGATTGCTATTGTGACTGTGTCTCCTTCACGTTTAATAGTACCGTTAACGTTTGTAATATTGTCACGATCGCTAATATCATCGTTAGTGATTTGGCGAATGATTTTACCTGTAACGACATTCCCTTGATTTCTTACTTCAGCAATTTTATTCGCTTTTACTTTAGAACCAACAACTTTGATTCTAGCAGTTCCGTTATCCGCAATTATCCCATAGTCATTTCCAGTTCCTTGATCACTTGGATCAATGTTAATGTCAGCTAAATTTCTAGCTTCTGCAATACAGTTTTGATTTAGGTAGTAATTATTGTTTGTAGCAATTTTTGAACCTCCTGTGGCAAATAAACAACGATTTGATTTCCCATAAGTAGTTTCAGCAAAACGACAATTCCAGACAGCTAAATAACTAGACTGTTCAGAATAAATTGCACACTTTAATTGTCCTGAAATATTCACCTGATCTACAAACTCGATTCCATTAACTTGTTGGTAACCTAAAGAGCTAATAAATGAAATGGAGCGAACTTTAACACTTAAGTCAGATGTTACATCTGTTACGCTTTGGCGACTGCGCAAAGTAATGCTAACTGCTTTGAGATTGCGAATCGCGACATCTTCAAGGTATACTCCATCGCCAATCCAAATAGTTACTCGTGAACTAGTTAATAACGGTATTTGATTTACAGCAGCTTGAATTGTAAGAAATGGATTTTTTTCTGTACCATCCCCACTTTGATCACTTCCTGTTTTAGCAACATATAAATCGAGCGTTTCGCCGTATGCTCCCATAAGAGTTCCAACAGAAACATTTAGTTGATTTAGCTGACCTTGTTGATTATCTTGTCTTGTCTTTAATTCTGTATAATTCAAATTGAAAAGGTTATCCAATGCTAATAATCTCGAATAAAGCGTTGGATAGATCGTACCTTCAGCATTTACTCGAGCATCCACCACTTCGTTAGGAGAATCACCGCCTGAATGAAGCACGAGATTATCAATACGACTGTTCGTTGATTTGTCTTGATCAGATAGTTTCTTTTCAAGATCATTGAGGTAGTCAATATTTTTATTAAATTTCTCTTTCCATTCCGTAGAGATACGGTTACTGATTAATTTTACTAACCCCATCAAATCACTCCTTTCTTCGCCATTTCAGCGAGTATCGATGTCATTGTTTTCTTTGTGTTGCTCAATGTGATTTCTGGTGGCTTATTTGGTATCGCTGGATACGTCTTGATTCCTACCACTTGAATGTACGTATTGATATTCAAAGGTTCATAAATGAATGGGACGTGATCGCCTTTGTTGGGACTGATTTTCCATTTCAACGTTACAGATCCCGAAATACTTGGATAGTCTTGCAAGTCTGTCTTTAACCGCTCGAGCATGTTCCCTGATACGGTATACCGTTCGTCTTTAACAGGATCTTGTATCCTGATTCCCCACTTCTGTGATTCTGTACTTGTGTAAGTGATAGGAGTAAATCTATAGTCACTATCTTTAGGATTCTCAGTATTTGCTCCATCCTTCAATTTTCCATAGCCTTTGATTTGTGTTTTTAGACTGTACGTATCAATATCGAATGACACTTCATCTGTATTGTATTTATAGCGAATCTGTTCTTCCGTCTGCTGGCCGTACTCACTGGCAGGATAGAAAGTTAGATGTTTATTATTCGGAATCACGACTGCATTATAGTCAGATAGAATCTCATTGATCAGCTTCAAGTAATTCGCGTTACCGAAATTTTCTTGTTCAACGGTAAGGAATTTTTTGTTTGGATCAATGACTTCCCATGTAAAGCCGCGACTCCCTGCACTAAATACATGCGTGAGTAACTGGCTAATAGATTTCGCACCTGTCACTGTGTTGTACTGATAACCATCTTGAACGGTGTAATAGATATGTGTCGCAACTACTTGTTTCGTCAGCAATTGTCCAAGTGCTTTGCGAGTCATTTCTTTGATCACAAATTCCTGTCCGTTGTAGAAAACAGAAGACTCGTATTCGACTAAATCAAATACTTCTTGATTCAACGAATTGCTGGTAACGGTAAAGCCAATCTCCCACGTTTCATTTTGTTGCCAGTTTTCATAAAAAGAACCCTTGTCATAACCGACAAGGATTTCTTCTTTGGTTTGTTCATAATTTCGAATAATTAACTCAGTCACTCAATCACCTACTTATATAAGAAACGGAAATCCCATGAAGATTTCACGCGAGTAATATTTTGGATCTCGATTTCATTGACTCCCTCAACCAAATTGATCAGACCGTGATTCGTATTGATTCCACAACTTACACCGTTCAATTTTGGAATCACGCCATCTAAGACTAATGTCTGTCCGAGATTCGTAGAAAGTGATGGATAGTAAATAAATCGATCGCCAGTTGTTTTATTGAAAATCGTCACATTTCCTTCTGATTCTCCTTCTAATGCGATCCGTAGATAATGTTCACGTGGATCAATTTCAAAGCTTCCAGCATTGTAAATAATGAAGTGACTAGTCTGATGCGTATACTTGTAATCTTCCGCCACTAGACCTTGCGAGAATTGCCATTCTTCCTCTAGATTGAAATCCGTTAAAGTAGTTGCGATGGATTCAGAATATCCTCTGATAGCTCCCAGATTTACAGTATATCTTGTGTAAATTGCGCCTTTTCTTTCGTCGTCAATAGAATCATAAACTACTCGATATTTTTTGCCTGGTTCTTTGCTGTAAATTAGATAAAATTCTGGTTCTCTAGTAAACAATTCGCGGAGTTCCGTCTTTTGTAAAACTAAGTCAAACATCGATTGCTCTCTACTTCGAATATCAAATGAGAGAGTAATAGGAAAAGCGTCAAACGCGCTGTTCGAAAGACGCTTTCCATTCGTGCCAGAAAATTCCACAAACTCATTTTTTGCCACTGGCATACCTATATTAATGTCAATCAATCTCAGATAAGAATTATTTGTCAATTCGACAACTTCATCAGAAAATTCAAGATATACACGAGTTTTCTCATTCATTAACCTATTCTCCTCTCATGTACGATCTACGATTCAATACTTTTCCAAAACGTTGATCCATATTATCCCCTACTAAAGTTCCATCTAAATAACTTGAGACCCGTACTGGTTGTTTTGCAATTACTTGTGCAAGCTTTTCAACATCAAATTGCTTCTGATTGTTGTAGGTATTATTAACTA